CGGACGTTCTCCGTGACAGCAAAGGCAAGAGCAGGGGAGAGGTTGTCGATCTCACCCCAATGCTCAACCAGCCTCACAGGCGGCGATTCAGCAAGGACCGGCAAGACCCGAAATTGGGCTACCCGCTCGGCCGACTGGCGCGCGGGAATTATATCTCGTTCGAGCAATTGAACGCTGGCAACCGCTGGGCGTCGCTGGTTCGAGCCTATGCGCTGGCTCACGGTATCCCGACAGGCTCGGCAAAATCACCCATGACCGATGCCATGGGCGGCGACGGGTTCTACCGCTGGGACGACTCCATTGACGGCGAGGAACGTATCAAGCGCCGCCGCGAGCTTCGGGAGCAGTATGACGATTGCTATATCGCGTTGCTCGACACTGGCAGGCATACGCTGGCGGGCAACTCCATATTGGCGACGTGCAAGCATGTCTGCATTCTGGAGTTTGATGAATCCTATCTCTGGCATGACCGCCGCCGGTTAGGCTGGTTGCGAATCGGACTCAATGCACTGGATCGCGTCTTTGAAATCCGGGGCCAGAACCAGGGATATGTAGTGACCAAGGCAATTCCGATATTCGAGGTTCCGAATGAGTGAGCAAGATTCCCCGCTTCCGATCATGAACGGCGATCATGCAGAGTTTGAAGCAGAATGGGCCGGGAGGCCAAAGGAGGATCGGCCAGATTGGCCATATCCGTCATTTGATGGGCGGGACTGGGCTAAAGCATTTTGCAAAGTTGCAAATGCGCACGGATACAAGGCTGCCGATGGCAGCCCAATATCGGAAGATTTTGCTCTCTCATGGTTCTGCAACGCCTTGATGCGCGGGTTCGACGAGGCTCATCTCCGGGCAATGCGTGACGTTGGGCGGAGTGGGTGGCTCAGTCTGAAATCCTAACGCAGGACTAAAAACCTGTGGGCAACCTGAATCCATGCCAGTTCTGAGATATGAATCCTAGCAAAGGCGTGGTATGGCGAAATTGGAGCATGGATTAGTGCGCCATGCTCTTACTAAATTGCTAGCGAGATTGACTTCAGCCCCGGAAGCCGGTGGGTCGGCTTTCGGGGAAACTCGCTATCCCATTCAGTTCTGACGGCAGCGCGGACGGACGCGCAAACTGTGGATCAGCGTTCCTTACCGGGATGAAACGATAAACGCCCGGCAGTTAGCCGCAAGTCGCAGGCAGCAAGCCGGTATCAAGCCCGGCCCGTCAGAAGTTCAATTCACCCGGCGGCTAACGCCGGAAAAAGGGGCTAAACAGAAATGTTGGCCTCTTTGCCCCATGAGCTAACCACTCGTGGGGCCATTTGATTCATAGGATAGCAAATGACCCTTGCAGGCTTTGCAGCCTGTGTGGCCTTTGAAGTCCTGATAGCCATTATTGCCGAGCCATTTGACTATGAGTGACGAGACATTGCGCGCGAGTGGGGCACCGAAGAAGATCACAAAGAGGACGGTAAAAAATATCATCGGGTTCACAGGCGTTGCGATGTTGGCGATTCCCAGCGTTGCCGCGGTTGTCGCAATCGCTGTATCCGCTTTGGCGGAAGTCCCGACGCCGGTTTTGATTGGCCTCGGCTATTTCCTGATCGCGGGGCTTTTGATTTCCTTCGCTGGGAGCATGGAAGGCTGATGCCTTCGGTCTCCATGTCCAAGCGCAAGGGTAAGGGCGGCAAGAAATGCTGACCAAGCGCCAGTAATTCGCAAGCGCGAACAAAACCTTAATTCATCAAATGAGCAATCCTCGCGGTCAACAAAGGGACAAGCCCTTCAGGGACGCATTGCGTCTTTCGATCAATGAAGCAGATGGCGACATAAAGAAGCTTCGCCGCGTTGCTGATGCGCTGATTGCAAAGGCCATGGATGGTGACGTCCAGGCCATCAAGGAAATTGGCGATCGTCTGGATGGCAAACCGGCGCAAGCTATTACTGGCGGCGATGAAGGCGATCAACCACTGCAATTGATGGTGTCGTGGAAGCAGCAGCCCGCCAAGTAGAGATAGACTACTGGCCGAGAGAACAGTTTTTACCGCTTCACAACAGGACCGAGCGTTGGGCGTGTCTGGTTGCTCACCGCCGAGCGGGCAAGACGGTAGCGACGATTAACGACAAGATCAGGCGGGCGATAACGGACGCGAAGCCTGATGGGCGGTATGCGTACATTGCCCCGCTATACAACCAGGCCAAGGACATTGCCTGGTCGTACCTCAAACAATACGCCTATCCATTACTGGCCAGCCCACCCAATGAATCGGAGTTGCGGGTTGATTTGGTCAACGGGTCACGGATCAGGCTTTATGGCGCAGACAATCCGGATCGGTTGCGAGGTCTCTACCTCGACGGCGTGACGCTGGATGAATTTGGCGACATGCGCCCGTCAATCTGGACGGACGTTATTCGCCCGGCGCTTTCAGACCGGAAGGGTTGGGCGACCTTTATCGGGACACCGAAAGGTAAGAACGATTTCTGGAATATCTGGTCAGGGGCACAAAAGAATCCGGACTGGCTAGCCATGATGCTTAAGGCATCAGCGACTGGCTTGATTGATTCAGCCGAATTGGCGGAAGCCAAGACCCAGATGGGCGATGACCAATTCGCCCAAGAATATGAATGTTCATTTGAGGCTGCAATAAAGGGGGCGTTTTACGCCGACGAGTTGCGCCGCATGGACGAGGAAGGGCGCATTTGCCGCGTCCCGGTAGATCGCGGAATTCCGGTTCACACGGCATGGGACCTGGGCGTGTCGGACTCGACAGCCATTTGGTTCATTCAGATGGCCGGCAAAGAGCGCCGACTGGTTGACTATTACGAAGCTTCTGGCGTTGGGCTGGATCACTACGCAGGCGTTCTTCGCGAGCGCGGCTACGTGTACGGCCAGCACTATTTCCCGCATGACGTGGCGGTGAAGGAGCTTGGCAATCAAGGTCTGTCGCGCGTTGACACGCTGCGAGGGCTTGGAATTACCGCCGAGGTTGTCCCGGCATCATCTGTGATGGACGGCATCAACGCTGTCCGCCGAATGCTTGGAAGTTGCTGGATCGACGCGGACAGGTGCGCGCGCGGGCTTGAAGCCCTGCGGCAGTATCAGCGCGAATACGATGAAAAATTGAAAGACTGGAAAATGCGCCCTTTGCACAACTGGACGAGCCACGGGGCGGATGCCCTGCGCACGTTCGCGGCTGGCTACAGGGAGGCTGTTGTTCTTAGGCCATTGAACCTTGCGCCGCGCGGCGCTGGCGGGTGGATGGGAAGTTAATGGCAGACTTCGACTCATCCCGAACGACCGGCACAAAAAACGGGAAGGATCATAAGGCTATTCTGGCAAAGGCACGGGCCGATTATTCCAGCGCCTATGACCGCGAACAGAACAACATCGCGCAGGCATACGAGGATTTGGAATTTCTCTCTGGCGACGGATATTCGCAGTGGCCGGATAAGCAACTGAGGGACCGCGAGGGAGAGGGCCGCCCGACACTGCAAATTAACGTCTTGCCTCAGTTCGTGCACCAGATCACGGGCGACATTCGCCAGATGAAGCCTGCGATTAAGGTTGTCGCTGTCGATGAAGAGGCGGACGAGAAGGTCGCGGACGTTCTGAGCGGCCTTATGCGATACATCGAAAATCGTTCGGATGCCTCTGCGATCTATTTCAGGGCCGCCGACAGCCAGGTTGCGTGCGGCATCGGGCATTGGCGCGTCACGACTGAATACGCCGACAATTCGTCCTTCAATCAGGAATTGCGCATCGCTCCCATTGAGGATGGGGTGGGCGTTTTGTGGGACCCTGATTCGGTCCTGCCGGATCGCTCGGATGCAATGTTTTGTTTTGTCCCGGTTGACATGAGCCGTGCCGGTTTCAAGGCAAAATATCCTGACCAGTCTCCGACTGATTTCGATGACCCTCAGTGGCAGCATAACAGCTCGTGGGTTGCCGAGGATCATGTTCGCGTCGCTGAGTATTGGGTGAAGGAGCCGACAACCAAGCTTCTTTCCATGGGCGCGGACGGGTCAATTACGGACCTGACCGATGCCGATGCGTCGGTTGTTGCTTTTCACAAGAGCATGGGCGCGCGCGTTGAGGAGCGGCCATCGACAAAGGTTGTCCGCTACCTGCTGACAGCTTCGGCTGTTATCGAGGGTCCGAAAGACTGGATAGGGAACGATATTCCCATTGTCCCGGTGGTTGGCGAAGAAGTCCGCATTGGCCGCAAGATTGTCCGCAAGGGCATCGTTCGCGACGCCAAAGACCCCCAGCGAATGAACAACTATTTTCATTCGGCCCATACCGAAACGGTGGCCTTGCAGCCAAAGGCACCGTTCATGGTGACTGAGACCAACGTTGCCAAATACCAGGACCTCTGGGAGCAGGCCAACACGAAGAACCTTCCTTATCTGGTATACGACCCCGATACGCATAACGGAGGGGCCGCGCCCCAACGTGTTGCGCCGCCTGTATCTTCGCAAGGTGTTCTTGACGGCCTGCAAATGGCTCAGATGGACCTGAAGGCGGTCATCGGTATCTATGACGCTGGCCTTGGGGCCAAATCAAACGAGACGAGTGGAAAGGCGATTATCGCGCGCCAGCGCGAAGGCGATGTCGGGTCGTATCTCTACATTGATAATTTCGCGCGCGCCGTGAAGCGGACCGGCTCGATCCTTGTTGATCTCATCCCCAAGGTTTACGACGCCGAGCGGACAATCCGCGTCATGGGCGAGGACGGCCGCATTGACGTGCTGGAAATCAACAAGGCCAAAGGTCTTGGGTCCGATGGCAAGACGCTGTTTGCTAACGATCTGACAATCGGCACCTATGACGTGGTGACGCAGATTGGTCCGAGTTATTCGACCCGTCGCGAGGAAGCCAAGGAGGGCATGGTTGCGCTATTGCAGGCCGTGCCGAATATTGCCCCTGTTGTGATGGACCTTGTGGCCAAGGCGCAGGACTGGCCGATGGCGGACGACATTGCAAAGCGCATCCGTGCGACAATGCCGCCGCAGGTGTTGGCGATGGAGGAGGCGGAAAAGCAGGGTCTTGACCCGCAACAGGCCATGCAGGCCATGCAGCAGCAGAACGCCCCGCCGCCCGACCCGGCTTTGGTGAAGGCTCAGGCTGACGCCGAGCACAACGTCCGAAAACTTCAGTTGGAAGAAGCCGCGCTGATGATTGAGCGCGAGAAGATTGCCGCTGCCGCACAGCAGGCCGAGGCGGACAGGCAGGCAAAAACAGAAATTGAAATGGCAAGGATCGAGGCGGACGCGCGGGCGCGAATTGCGGTTGCGAGAATCATGGCCGACGCCAAGGCGCACGACTCGGAAGTCCGTGCATATGCAGCGCGCGAGGCCGCCGAACATCGCAATGATGCGGCGCGCGATATGGATTCCTGACGGCATACGCAATCGGCGTGTGACGCGGGCTAACGGGCCTCCTTCGGGGGGCCTTTTTTATTGGAACCACGAATGAGTGATGAACAAGCGGCAGCCGCCGCGACAGACGAGACGGCCAAGATTGCGCCGACCGAAAGCGAAACGGCAACTCCGACTGCGAGCGTCCCTGATGATGCCGCCAAGGAGAATGCAGGGACCACACAGGACCAGGCAGAGCAGGAACCCGCACAAGAGGGCGGGGACACCGAACCAGAACGAAAGCCCCTGACGCGCAGTCAGCGTTTGCAGCGAAAAAACGCACGCCTTGCGACCATCGTCGCAGAACAGAACGCAGAGATTGAGCGCCTGAAGGCTTCCGCAAGGGAGTCGGCTGGCCCCGAACCGAAGGAAGCGGACTACAACGGCGACTGGGTTAAATTCCAGGCTGACACGGCCGCATGGGCGGCGCGGAAAGCGATCAAGGAAGAACTTTCGGACGGCGCAGCGCGCGTGGCAAAGCAGAACATTGCCGAGCGCGAACGGGCCGCGATGGAAGATTTCAATGAGCGTTCCGAACGTGCACGGGCTGCCATCCCAGACTTTGACGACGCCATGGAGGCGTTCGTGTCGAAGGGTGGAAGGTTCAATCAGCACATAATCGAGGAGATTCGCGACAGTGAGAAAGGGCCTGAATTGGCCTACCACATTGTCAAGACTCCCGGTCTTGCCGCCGACCTTAACGCTTTGTCTGAGCGCGACGCAGCCCGCGAAATCGGGCGCATCGAGTCCAAACTGGCTCTGCCTCAACCCCGAAAATCAACACAGGCACCGGCTCCGATCGCACCCCTGAAAGGTGGCGGATCGTCTCCAGCCCCGGAATTGGCCTCGCTCGCAAAACAGGATGACGCGACAGCCTATTGGGAAGCGCGACGTGCGCAGGAGAAAGCGCGGGCCTGATCTTTCATCAGAAAGGTTTAGGATATGGCTAACTCGACTCTTACCGCTGACATTATTGCCGCCGAAGCGGTCGGCATTCTCGAAAACAACTGCGTCATGGGCAATCTTGTCCATCGCGGATACGAAGAGGAATTTTCCAGCAAGGTCAATGGCTACACGGTTGGCGAGACCATCTCGGTGCGCCGTCCGACCGACTTCACCGTTCGCGATGGCGCTACCGCGTCCACTCAGGACGTTGTGGAAGGTAAGTTCTCTCTTACCGTTGACAAGCAGAAGGGCGTTGATTTCAAGTTCACTTCTTCGGACCTGTCCTTGAAGATCAGCGACTTGTCGCAGCGGGTTATCAAGCCCGCGATGATCCAGCTTGCGAACCAGATCGACCGTGACATTCTTTCTCTTTACAAGAATGTCTGGAACTGGGTCGGCACGCCGGGCAACACGGTCAATTCGTTTACTGATTTTGCCCTTGCCCCGGAACGTCTGGACCTTGGCGGTGTCCCGCAGGATATGCGTGCGGCCGTCATGTCGCCAACGGACCAATACGGCATGCTCGGTTCGCAGACTGCCCTTTATATGCAGGACGTTGCGCGCGATGCGTACCGTCGCGGTACATTGGGCATGATCGCCGGTTGTGACACGTATGCGTCGCAGAACGTGCAAACGCACACTGGCGGCACGCGCGACAACACGACCCCGCTTGTTAATGGCGGCTCCCAGACCACGGACTGGGCGACCACCAAGAACACCGGGACCGGCTCGCTTATCACTGATGGCTGGGACGCAAGTGCTACCATCAAGGAAGGCGACGTGTTCACGATTGCGGGCGTGTATGCCGTCAATCCTGTAACCAAAGCCACTCTTCCGCATTTGCAACAGTTTGTTGTTCGTGCGGATGTGACGGCTTCGGGTGGTGGCGCGGCGACTCTTTCGATCTCGCCTCCGGTCATCACGTCCGGCGCGTTCCAGACTGTCTCTGCGGCTCCCGCCGACAATGCTGCCATTACGGTGGTTGGCGCGGCTTCGACTGGCTATGCGTCGAATATGGTGTTCCACAAGAACGCCTTCGCGCTGGTCATGGTGCCGATGGTCAAGCCGCCCGGCGCGGTTGACGTGTCCCGTAAGTCGTATAACGGCTTTTCGGTCCGCGTTATTCCGTACTATGACGGCACCAACGACGCGAGCAACTGGCGTCTTGACGTGCTCTATGGCGTGAAAACGCTTGATGCGCGGCTTGCAACTCGCCTTTCAGGCTCGGCGTAACGACAACTTGCGGGGCGGCTTTCGGGCTGCCCCGTTTCTTTTGGGTGACGCATGACAACCTATTCTCTGACCGATCTTGCAACGCGCGTCGGACGCGACCTTGGTTTGATCGGCGGCGAAGAAGATTTGTCCGCTCACGATTCGGCGTGGTTGCAGGAAACGTGTTCTGCCGAGATTGCGGCCATGTCGGCTATCGGCCTTCCGATATGGAACGGATCTGAAATGTCCATCCCGGCCGAATATCTAACGCCGCTGTCGCGTCGGATCGGTCTCGCTGTCGCTCCATCGTATGGTCTGACAGACACAGTGACGGCGGTTTCAGCGATGCGAGAAGCCGAACGCATTCTAACGGTCATGGCCGCGCCTCGTGGCCCCCGGCCGTTGTCCCTCGTAGCGAATGACGCGCGCCCGTTCCGTCTATGAACCTGCCAATCGCGTTTCGGACCAACGAAAGCAAGTATAGCTTTTCGGGCAGCCCGCGCCTGATTAACGCATACGCCGAGCAGACCGACAAGGACGCCAAAGCGCCGCTGTCTGTCATGCCGTGCGCTGGGATGAAGCTGTTCGCCACCGTGTCTGGCTCGCCATGCCGGGGGACGATCTTTCTTGAAGATGCGGACTGCGCCTATTCGGTGCATTCGTCCGGCGTGTTCAAGGTCACTTATGATGGATCGACGGCAACGGTTCTTCGCGTCGGCGTCATTCCTGGCACGGACGTTGTGCAACTCAGCCGCAATCAGGCGGCCGAGCATCAAATCAGCGTTCATTGCGAGGCGGGTGAATATTACATTGAGGCCGACAGCGTAAAAATCGTCTCAGACGTTGATTTGCCGACGCCTGTTGTCACTATGGATCATGTCGGCGGCTATACAGCCTACGGGCTGGAAGATCGCCGGTTTTTCCTGTCGTCGATCAACGATTGTGCCACCATCGACGGGACGGATTTTGCGACGGCAGAGCAATCGCCGGGTCCGCTGATCCGGATCAAGGCGAACAAGGGCGACCTGTTCCTTTTCAAGTCGGATCTGATCGAGCAATGGCGCAATACTGGCAACGCCGATTTCCCGTTCGAACCGATGGCGACCATTCAGCGCGGTTTGAAGGCTCCCAATGCCGTCGCCGCATTCGACAACACTTTGGCTTGGCCCGGGAATGACGCGATTGTGTACGTTATGGCCGGGACGCAGGGCCAGCGGATCAGCAATCACGGCATCGAACGTCTGATTGAGTCCGAAACCAGCCAAGAGGCAATGCTTGGCTTTGCTCACACGCTGGAAGGCCACCAGTTTTACACGCTGACGGGGACGGACTGGACGCGGTGTTATGATGCCGCAACGCAGTTCTGGCACTCGCGCGAGAGCTACAGGATTGACCGCTGGCGTGGGCGCTTTCCGTTCCGGGCATGGGGCAAGGTCATTGTCGGTGATGAACTGACCGGCAATCTCTACGAACTGGACAAGGACACGTTCGAGGAAGGCGACGACCCGCTTCTTTGGGGCGTCGATTTTCCGATCATGCACGCTTTCCCTAATGGCGCGATTGTTGATGCGCTCCATCTGGATGTTGCGACCGGCAACGGTCTTTTGGGCGAGAGCGCTCCGAAGCTGATGCTTTCGTGGTCCGTGGACGGCGGGGCGACATTCAAGGGCAACCGCGAACTATCAATCGGCGGTCGCGGCGACCGTGTGCGGGTGACGACGCGGAGATTGGGCCGCTTTGGCCCCAAGGGCATCCAGTTCCGCATTCGGGTTTCCGATCCGGTCATTCGCTGCCTTGTCGCAGCGGATGTTGAAGTAAGGCCGATCAAGAAATGAGCCGCAAATCTCGCGTCCCGGACGACATGAAGGATGACGACGCCATGCGTCAGTTCTTGGACGCCACGGACCGGCGACAGGTGGCCATGGGACAAATTGATGACTTGAGCGGTGGGGCGACGCTCGCGGACGTGATTGCGAAGGTCAACGCCATTCTGGCGACGCAGCGAACAAGGTGAGCCAATGGGCATTTGGGAAGATTTGACAGGCCAGACGGCTGCCAACGCAGCAAGGGGCGCTGCTGCCGACACATACGACAAGCAGTCCGGCGCGGCCTATGGCCAGATGGACGCCGGGAACGATTATGCGCGCTCCATGGCCCGCCTTGGCGGCATGTATGCGCCGATCTCCAACAGCGGCGCGGCGCTGTCCCGCGCATCGCTCGATCCGCTGACGCGGCTACTGAGCGATCCGTCTAGCGTGCGCAGCCTGCCGGGCTATCAGTTCCAGATGGATGAAGGCGCGCGGGCGCTGGACCATTCTGCGGCGGCTCGTGGCATGCTGCAAAGCGGGCGCGGCAGCAAGGATATGCTCCGCTTCTCGCAAGGGCTGGCTGATTCAACGCTCGGTAACTGGTTGCAGCGGTTCGCCGGGCTAAACCAGCAGGGCACGCAGCAGATGCTTTCCGGCACGGCTGGGCAGGTCGGGGCCGAAGGGCAGGGCTACGCTGGGCAATTGAATGCGCGCGGCTCGGCCTATGACAAGCTCTATGGCGGTGCTGGCACCGTTGCGCAGGGCAACATTGCTGGCGCGAATGCGGAAGCCGCTGGCACACAGAACCTGATGAATATGGGCATGAGGGTGGCGGGCATGGCCATGGGCCTGCCGTGGGGAAGTCTTGACGTGTCGAGTATCTGGAACCCGGTGGCGGGTGCGGTGCGCGGTGGTTCCTGATGGCTGAGTTGCAGCCATACGCAGAATTGCGGGCCTACAAGCCGACGCCATCGGAGCGCGTCGGCAATGTCCTGCAAGATTTTCTTATGAACATGGGGGCCAATTCGTACAACGCCGGGCGCATGGCGCATGGCATCCGCGACATTGCGTCGGCATCTCCGCTCGGCATTCTTATGTCCGGTGCCGATGCTGTTGATGCGAACGCGAGGGGCGACGGGCTAGGAACGGCCGCTGCCATGGCTGGCATTCTACCGGCTGTTGGTCCTGAGATTCGAGCGGCAACCAAAGGCATTCGCGCCTATCATGGTTCACCACACGACTTTGACAGGTTTGACTTGTCGAAGATCGGGACGGGCGAGGGCGCGCAGGCTTATGGGCACGGGCTGTATTTTGCTGAAGCCGAAGATGTGGCAAAAGGCTATCGGGATAGAATTGCGGGCGCTGATTGGGTGGATAGGCGCGGCGTTCCTATCCAGTCCAACACGATTGCCTACGACGTTATGGATCAGGCCCGCAAAGACGGGCTTGGTATTCTTGACGCTCAAGATGCTGCAAATATGTGGAGCGTCGTCGCCAGAGATGGCGAGGGTGCTTCCAATTTCCCAGGCTATGAGTCTGTAAAGAAGGTCTTAGACAAACACGGGATCCGACTTCGTGAGAAAGGCTCCATGTACGAAGTCCGCATTAACGCCAATCCCGACGACTTCCTAGACTGGGATAAGCCGCTGAGTCAGATGCCCCCTGAAGTCCAAAAAAAGCTTGCTGATGCGTGGTTGGCGCATCCAGATGTGCATGCAGGGCAATATGGTTCTGATATATATCGAGCGGCACAAGATCAGGCGGCGTTTAATTCTGGAAGGGTCGGCTCTGGATCAAGCCCGGCGGCATTCAAGCCATTCGCGGCGCAAGCGACGGATACGCTACGTCAAGCGGGTATCCCCGGCATCAAATACCTAGACCAAGGATCGCGCGGAGCCGGTGAAGGCAGCCGCAACTATGTCGTGTTCGATGACTCGCTCATCGACATTCTGCGGAAATATGGATGGCTACCGCCTGTAGCAGGTGGCGTTGCTGCCATGTCGCAATCGCAAGCTGAGGCTGCACAATAGATGGCCAATCCTTTTGAAGTCCGGGTGCCTAACCCGGTTGAAGCCCTGATGGCTGGCGAGTCCGGCTATGCGGATATGCGCAAGCGCGTGAACGATGCCAATATCTCGGCAGCGCGCGAGCAGGCCGCGCAGTCGATCATGAGCGGCGGCGATCCGCGCACAGCAATTGCCCGCCTGATGCAGGGCGGCGATATTCAGGGCGCGCAGGTGTTGCAAAGCATGCAGCGCGACCAGCGGGACTTTGCCTTCCGTCAACAGGAAGCCGACCGGGCGCAGCGCAACGCTGACCGCGCCTATCAGGCGACGGTCGAAGGCTCTTCCATTGAAGGGCAATCGCAGGCCCGCGCGCGGCTCGCACAGGCTCGCGGGATGGACCCGAACGACCCGACAACGCGGCAATTCGTGCTGACTGGCAAAATGCCGCGCGAGGATCAGCAGCCGCTCACGGCGACCGACAAAAAAGCCATCCTAGAAGCCGATGACATGGTGGCATCGAACAAGGCTGTTATTTCCGCGCTTGATGAAGCCAAGAAAATCAGCCCGAATGCGAACACTGGATATTTTGCTTCGCAACGTGCTGCTATTGCGCAAAACTTGCCTGACTGGATGGTGCCGGATCAGGTGTCGAGCAAGGACAGCGCGTCGGCTACGCAGAATTACGAGAACCTTGTTATCGGCCAGGCGCTTGCGCAACTGAAATCAATCTTTGGTGCCGCCCCGACCGAAGGCGAGCGCAAAATCCTCCTTGAATTGCAGGCTTCCGTCGATAAGCCAGACAATGTGCGTCAAGAAATTCTTTCGCGTGCCACGCGGATGGCAGAGGCGCGGTTGAAGTTCAACGAGGAGCGGGCAACGTCGCTTCGCGGCGGAACCTATTACAAGCCGCAGACCGGCGCGCAGTCGTCCATTCCGGCTGGTGCGATCAATGCCTTGAAGGCTGACCCGTCTTTGCGCGGTCAGTTTGATGCCAAATATGGCGCGGGCGCATCCGCTCGCGTCTTGGGGCAGTAATGGCCAACTACTTCGACAAGTTCGATGCCCCGGCTTCGCAAGAGCCGCGCGGCATCCGCAACAACAACCCCGGCAATATCGAGGACGGCAATTTTGCGCGCTCGCAGCCGGGCTATGCTGGCGGCGATGGTCGATTCGCGCGGTTCGAGACGGCAGACAACGGACTTGCCGCCATGGACCAGCTTTTGCAGTCCTATGCCCGGCGCGGCATCAACACCCCGGCAGGCATCATCAACCGCTGGGCACCGTCCGCCGATGGCAACCCGGTCACGGCCTATTCGGAGCATGTGGCGCGCGGCATCGGCGTTGGTCCGGGCGATCAGATCGACATGAGTAACCCGGAAACCCGCCGCTCGGTCGCGCTGGCCATGGCCGAATTTGAGAACGGCAAGAAAGTCGCCACGTCTGCGCCAAAAGGCAATTATTTCGACAAATTCGACGCCGCCCCGGCTGGCCCGGAAAGCAAGCCGAAGGTGGACGTTCAAATCCGCCCCACTGGCAGCCCTGCGCCGTTTGCTGAGCGGTTCTCGGCGTCCGAGCAGCCCAAGCCCGACATGGGCGTTTTGCCGTCCGTAGGCGAGGGGCTGCGGCAGGGCGCGACGTTCAATTTTGGCGACGAACTGGCGGGGGCGTCCGCCGCCGGTATGGCTGGCATGGACATGCCGCCGGAAGCGCGCATTTCCATGATCGGCAAGGCGCTGTCTGTCCCGGTCGGCGTTGCCCGCATGATCTATGAGAAAATGCAGGGCGAGGTTGGCCCGGCGACAAAAGCCTATGCGCTGGAATCCGAGCGGGTGAAGCAGCAGGGCGAGCAGGCGCAAGAGCAACACCCAGGCGCGTTCATTTCCGGCAATCTTGCGGGCGCCGCCGCGCTGCCAGTAGGGGGCGCGCTGAGTGCTGCTTCGCTTCCTGCCCGCATGGGTAGGGGGGCAATCGCAGGAGCCGCTATGGGCGGCCTGGCGGGCGCTGGCGATGGCACTGACGGCATGGACCGGGCAAGCCGCGCGACGGTCGGCGCTGGTCTTGGTGCGGCTGTCGGCGGGCTGGCTCCTCCTGTCCTTGAAGGTGGCGCGCAACTGGTTGGCGCTTTGGCCGCCAAGCCCGCGAGCCTGATCCGCTCGGCCATCAACCCGGACGCACAGGCGGCGCGGATAGTGGCACAGAATGCCGAGAAGGCGGCGCAGGCAGACCCGGCGGCCGTCAACCGGCTGACCACGCAGGAGATGCAGGGCAACAACGCCGCCATGGTCATGGACACCATGGGCGAGCGCGGGCGCGACCTTGCCCGCTCGGCGGCGAACTTGTCACCGGAAGGGCGAGACACGCTTTCGCGGAATCTGTCTGACCGATACGCGAACCAGTCGGGGCGCGTGAAGCAATGGCTTAACGACGCTTTCAACTATCCCGACGCCCACGCCCAACAGCAGGCCATCGAGGCGGCCTCGCGAGCGGCTAACCGTCCGGCCTATGCAAAGGCGTATGCGGACGGGCAGGCGGTATGGGACGCCGAGCTTGACCAACTGGCGCAGGCCCCGGCGGTCCAGAACGCCATTCGCATGGCCACGGTGACCGGGAAGAACCAGCGCGCGCTTGACGGCTTCCCGCCGATCAAAAGCCCGTTTGTGATGAACCGCCAGACCGGCGCACTTGAATTGCAGCCGGGCATGATTCCGAATTTGCAGTTCTGGGACCATGTGAAGCGCAACCTTGACGGCATGGGTGCGGAAGGCAGCAAGTTTGCCAAGGTGCTGCGTGACCATCTCGACCAAGTGGTGCCGAGTTATCAGACAGCGCGGCAGGGAGCGGCCGGGTTTTTCAAGGCCGAAGATGCCATGCAGGCCGGGCAGAATTTCGTCACGGAAAACTTTGCCGTTCCGCAGACGCGCGCGGCTTTGGCCAGAATGTCAGCGCAGGAGCGGCAGCTTTTTCAGGATGGCTTTGTGTCGCGGTATCTGGAAATCCTCGACAAGATTCCTGACCGTTCGAACGTCATCCGCAGCATTTACAATTCTCCGACCGCGCGCGAAAAATTCGAGTTGGCGCTGGGGCCGCAGAAGGCGCGCGAATTTGAAGTCATGCTGCGCGCTGAGAACATCTTTCAGGCGTCGAATGTCGCTGTTGGCGGCAACTCCTCGACGGTTCGGCAAATGGTCGCCCTTGGGCTTGCTGGCGCGAGCGGTGGCGCAATGCTTGGTGCCGATCCGAGCATGAGCGGCATTGCAAGTGTCGCGGCTGGTTTGGTCAAAGGTCGGTTGGATGCCCGCGTTGCGCAGCGGGTTGCTGACATTCTTGTTTCGCGCGATCCGCAAGCGTTCAATCAGGGCGTCAAGATGATTTCCAAGAGCCGGGCGCTGTATGAGGCGATCCGCGATATGGACAACGCCTTGGCGACGAAACTTTCAGCGCAGCAACTCCCGAATGGCTCCGGGGCGAGCATTCAGGGAATGATACCCAGCCGCGCTGGCAACGAAAATCCAAACCCCGAACGGGAACGGAACCAGTAGCCAGACCAACACCAGGTAGGCAACGAACGCTGATTTCATAGGCCGTCCCTTGGGGCGGCCTTTTCATTAGGCCAGCCATGACCGCTCACATTACATCACCTCTTATCCATGTCGAAGATGCAAACGGAAATCCGCATGTCGGGGCCGTTTTGTATGTGTACAACGCCGGAACCACCACGCTTGCCAGCATCTATTCGGACGCCGCCCTGTCGGTTCCGCTGTCCAATCCGCTTTCCGGGTCCAATTCCTCCAACGCATCCGGGAACTTTCCGCGCATTTTCGTGGCGTCCGGAACCTACAAGGTCCGCGCCGAGACGGCAGCCGGTGTGCTGATCTTTCAGGAGGACGACTACGATACCGGCTTGACGGCCGGTGCTGGCGCTTTGTCGGTCGCTGCTGGCGGGACCGGTGCAACGACAGCCGCCGCCGCGCGAACCAGCCTTGGCGCGGCCGCACAGACCGATGTTGACGACCTCGCAACCGATATTGCCACGCTGTCGTCGTCGCTGCAAAACCTCGTTTCCGTTCCGCAAGGCCGTCTCACGCTCACGTCAGGCGCGGCCGTCAGTGTCTCCGACATTAGCGCAGCAACGGCGATCTATTACACGCCCTATATCGGCCACCAGATTCCGATCTGGGATGGCACGCAATTCACCCTGCGCACCTTCGCTGAATTGACACTCACGCTGTCGGCCAGTCATTTGGCCAACACCATCTATGACGTGTTTGTTTTTCTCGACGGCGCGACAACGACAATCGGGACAGGCCCGGCGTGGAACACGTCAACGGCCGGTAGCGGCGCGCGCGGCTCCGGTGCTGGCACCACGGAATTGGAACGCAAGAACGGTCTTTGGACCAACAAGAACGCAATGACCATGCGCAACGGCGGCACGACTTACGCCGTCGAGGCTAACAAGGCGACCTATGTTGGCTCCATCTATATGGACGGAACGAACGGCCAAATCTCCGCCCATGTCACATTCGGCCAGAGCCGTAAATGGGGCGTCTGGAACGCCTACAATCGGTTGCCGATCAAGGTAAAGGCTGGCGACAGCACGGCGTCTTGGGATTACCGCACGGCCGTCATTCGTCAACAAAACGGCACGGCGGGGAACAAGATCACGGTCTTTACCGGCCTGCCGGAAGAATTTATCTCGCTAGAACTTGAAGGGCGCGTATCGCTCACGCTCGATGCAGGCGGCACATCGGCAACGGGCTTTCTCGGCATCGGCTGGAACTCGACTTCTGCCTATTCCGGCAAATACGCCAACTTCCAGCAATCGTTGCCTGCGTCGTCTGTGACCGCGCATGAAATGACCGCCAAGCATATCCAGACGCCATTTATCGGCATCGGCAACGCCAACATGCTGGAAACAGGCGCGGCTGGCGCGAATGTCTGCAACTACATCGGCACGGAAGCTGGTTGCGTGCTGTTCGCTGAATATAACGGGTGATCCAATGCGGACGAATGGCAGCAGCGGCGCACTGTTTGAGATTTCAGGCTTTGTGCCGGTCAACGCGACATGGAGCGAGGACGTATACTTTTCCGAGGAAGGCTCGCCCATGCTGCTTACGGGCCTTTCATTCCAGATGACGTTCCGCAAGTCAGAGGATGACACGTCAGCCGATATCACGCTGTCAACCGCCGATGGCACGCTGTCGATAGAGAACGACGATGACGGCTTTGCGCGCATCCTGCGTATCACTGCCACAGCCGGTACTTTTTCTGGATACTTGGGCGATTACGTCGCGGACATTGCGTCGCAGGACGCCGACGAGGTTGTGACCCTTTGGGCGCACGGCATCGTCACCTTCACCAACAACCCTGTTACATTCTGAGGGCAAGCCATGGCCTTGCGGTTTTCCCCTGCGCGCGGCGCGGGGTCCATCTCCCTTTCGTCTTACGTGCGCGGTCCACAAGGCGCTGCCGCAACGGTTGATGTTGGGACCGTCACGGACCTTGCCGAAGGATCAAGCCCGACCGTCAGCAATAGCGGCACGACCTCCGCCGCGACATTCAATTTCGGAATCCCGCGCGGCTCCATGCCTGCCATCGGGTTCAACTTCGACACGTCAACGACCGATTCTGACCCCGGCAACGGCAAGGTGCGCTTTAACAACGCTACGCCAGCCAGTGTAACGGCCATCTATTTCGACAATCAGGACCGCGACGGGAACACTGTCACGTCATGGCTCGATGCCATTGACGACTCCACTTCCCGCATTCGCGGCGTGCTGTACATCGTCCCGGCATCCAGCCCGGCCAGCAAACTTGTCTATGCCGTGACCGGCTCCGTGGTCGATGGCACAGGCTATCGCAAGTTGACAGTCTCGCAGGTCGCCGGGACCACGTTGCCGGCGTCCGGCGCGCATCTTGGCGTCATGTTCGCGCCCTCCGGCAACATCGGCATTTCGGCTGGCTTCATCCAGACATTCAGCGCGACGACTGCCGATGCGGACCCCGGCAACGGCACGTTCCGCCTCAACAACGCCACGCCGTCAAGCGCGACGGCTGCCTATCTGGACAATCTCGATACTGGCGGGACTACCGTTTCAGCCATCATGGATCGCTGGGCCACGGCTTCCGCGACCATCAAGGGCAATCTGCGTTTTGTGAACCTGTACGACCCAACGATCTGGGCAGAATTTGAAGTAACCGGCTCTATCGTTGACGGGACCGGCTATCGCAAGGTCACGCTGCAAAACGGCGTCTCGTCCGGCTCGTTCACGGGCGACTTCGTTGTGACCTTCCTGCGGGCTGGCTCCAACGGATCCTATGCACCAGGCGGCACTGACGTTGCGCTTGCAGATGGCGGCACGGGTGCATCGCTGGTCGATCCGAACGCAGACAGAATAATGTTCTGGGACGATAGCGCCGGGTCTGTGACTTGGCTTTCGCCCAACAATTCGCTTGCCATTGTCGGCACTGAATTGCGTGTGGTCGAGTGCCACGGAATCGCGCTGTCGGACGAGGTGAATGCGATCACGACCGGGACAAATAAGGCGACCATGAGCCTTCCTTATGCGTTCACGGTCACGAATGTTTATGCCACCCTCAACACGGTCTCGTCGTCCGGCACTCCAACCGTTGACATTAACGAGGCCGGAACAACGATCCTTTCCACCAAGCTCACCATCGACGCCAACGAAAAGACCTCCGCCACGGCTGCAACGGCTGCGGTCATTTCCGATGCGTCGATTGCCGCCAATGCCGAGATTGGTTTCGATATTGACGTGGCCGGGACCGGGGCGAAGGGCCTGAAAGTGTTCATCGAAGGGTACAGGAGCTAACCTGTGCCGCTCCTGATTGATCCATACCGCTTCGGCGTCGTCACTGTTTCGGCGCAGACGCCACCGGCTGCCAGCACGTCCGGCCTCACCACCTACACATTCTCTGGCGCAGCGATAGGGACGGCGAGTAGCGACAGACGCATTGTTGTTGCTATCGGGTCGCGCGCCAATGCTGCCAGGTCTGTTTCGTCTGTCACGGTTGGCGGTATCTCTGCCACTGAATTGGTGACGGCTAACGATTCAGGCAGTGGCGCTGACATTGCGTCTCTATGGATCGCGGAAGTTCCGACAGGGACGACAGGCGACATTGTTGTCACGTTCTCTGCCGCGATGCTTCGATGCGCTGTCGCGCAATATGCAGTCTATGGAATGGGGTCAAATTCTGCGTTCCATACTCAGGCATCGGCTGGGTCCGTCGCGAACAATGTCGCTCGGTCGGTATCAATCAACGTCCCCGCCAATGGTGCCGTGATCGGAGCGGATTGGGGCGCTGGCAGCGGCAGCCCGACTTGCATTGCCACATGGACTGAATTGACGGAGCAGAACGAGACAAATCTCGGCACCGTTTCAAACGTCTTTTCCAGCGCGTCAAAAACGTATTCCGCGATTCAAACCGGATTATCAGTCACAGCAACAGTTTCTCAGTCTGCCGCAAACGTAAACGGCGGCCTCGCCGTTGCGTCCTTCGCTCCATACTAGGCACACCATGGCAAACACAGTTTCGGCCATCATCTCCGATGAAACGCTTTCGCGCATCATCCAGATTGAATCAGGTGGCAATCCGAAAGCCAAGGCCCCAACTTCGTCGGCTGGAGGCTTGGGCCAGTTCGTGGATATGACTTGGCTTGGTGTCGTACACAAACACGCCACTCGCGTCTCTGACACCAAGACGCCATCGCAAATTCTGGCACTCAAATACGATCCAGCCTTTGCCATCGAGATGCTGGCACGGTTCACGGAGGACAACGCCAAGGCGCTTGGCTCCGGATGGACCGAAGGCGATTTGTATCTGGCGCATTTTGCCGGTGTAGGCACGGCGCTTAAACTGTTGAGCGCCCGCCCCAGCACGGCTGTTTCGTCGATCATGTCGCAAGCAGCTATTGCTGCGAACCGATCCATCCTTGCTGGTAAAACCTGCGGGGAGGTGCGCAACTGGGCCATGGGCAAGATGGCCCGTGCCGGTGGCCGTGATTGGGTCGGCAAGTATTATCGCAAGTCTCCCGCCTCTGTGCCGCCCCCCGTCTCTCCTGCGGCTCCTTCCAAAACACCTGCGACATTCTGGCAGCGGCTCCTTGCTGCGCTTCAACGGAAAGGCTGATCCATGGACTGGAAGGACTTGGCGGGCACGCTGGCTAAGGCAGGTGCCCCTATCATCGGCGCTGCGCTCGGCGGGCCGATTGGCGGCACGATTGGCGGGATCGTCGGAAAATTCATTGCTGAGGCGCTTGGCGTCGAGGAAACGCCAGAGGCCGTCAACAACGCGATCCAGACTGGCGATCCGGCAACTGTGAATGCAGCCTTGGCGTCTGCCGATGCACAAGCGCAGGTCGAGCTTGAAAAGCTGAAAGCCTATTTGGCGGACGTGCAGGACGCCCGCGAAATGCAGGTCCAGCTTGTGACCGCAGGTTCGGCGCTGCAATGGGGCGCTCCGGTTGTTTCGATCCTAATCACCATCGGCTTTCTGTCATCGCTGGCCATTCTGATGCTGGTGAAGATCAACTTCACGGAGGTTGCCGGGCAAGCCTTGCTGCTTCTCATCGGGTCTCTGGCCACGATGCAAACGCAGGTGGTCAATTACTGGCTCGGCTCCTCGCAAGGATCGGCTGACAAGTCAGCACAGATCGCCGCCATCGCTGCCACGCAGGCCAAGCCTGCCGTGAGAAAGCGGTAACGCTATGGAATTGGAACGCCTAGCGCGCGTGGAAGAACGCCTTCGCCATGTCGAGGATCAAATGGACGACATGAAATCAAAGGTTGACGAAATGCACGCCCTGCTTTTGCAGGCCAAGGGCGCGCGCTGGGCAATTCTTGTTCTTGCAGCATTCGGCGGTTTCGTTGCCGGTCTGGCCAACAAGCTTCTCCCATTCATAGGAAAACAATGATTAACCGACGCGGATTGCTTGTCGCCGTGACCGCCTTCGTGGCGGTCTTTTTGTTTGTGTCCTATGCGAAGGCTGATGTTTGCGAGGCATCGCACTACGGCGTCGGTGACAGGTACGGATGGCGTCGCACGGCGTCCGGCCAGATCATGAATCCGCACCTGATGACGGCGGCACACAAAACGCTTCCGTTTGGTACGCGCGTCCGCGTTACCAATCTGGCTAACCGTCAATCTGTCGTCGTCCGCATCAATGATCGCGGGCCATTCATTCGTGGTCGCTGCATCGACCTTTCTTATGCCGCCGCGAAGTCAATCGGCATCGGCGGCGTGGCCCGCGTGTCGGTGACGATTGAGTGACTTTGTGCACGCCATCCCCGACCATTTTTTGCTGCCAGCCGCCGCGCTCATTGGGCTGGTTGCCGCCGTACTGATTGCCATTATTGCGCAGCACATCGAACGCAAATTTTACTGAACGAACAACATCGAAAGGAAGTATGAAATGGGAAATATTTATCGCGACACTCGCCCCTTGCGGTCCGGGTTCACCATTACGCCAAGCGACACGGCAGACCTTGAACAGGTAACGCGGCAAATTCGCGTGACTGGCGCAGCAGGGGACATTGCCGTTGTGTGGGTTGACGGAGCAACGTCCACTGAGCCTGTCAGCGTTGGCGACGTGCTGGACTGGCGCATCAAGCGCGTCCTTTCAACCGGCACCACGGCCACCGGCATCCGGGGTTACTACTGATGCCGCACGTTGGTCCGTTTGTCGGCGTAGGAAGGCGCGGGAGCGGGGCGGCGTGGTCGCCGCTCCTGTTGTCTCCGTCCGTCTGGTATGAGCCAGGAAAAGGCGGTCTGTTCCAAAGCAATGCCGGGACGACAGCCGCAAGCGCGAATGGCGATGTTGTTGGGTACATGCCGGATCAAAGCGGCAACAGCCGCACGCTGCTCTCTGTGGCGGATAACACGACGCGCCCAACGTTGCAGGGTGTAGGTTCAAAACCGTATTTGTCTTTTGACGGCTCGAACGATCTATTGAAGGCATCGACTGCGACGGGTGGATATGCTGCTGGCGCGGCAAGCTGGTTCATGGCTATTCGCTCAAATTCTAACGGGACCACAACGTTTCCGATGGGCGAAGGCCAAACCGGGTCTACAAACACGATTTATTCAATACTGCACGCCAATGCCAACGCAGCGACAACGTTGGGGGCGCGCGTTCAGAACGATAGCGCGGTTGCTCAGGTAGCGAGCACGACGGATATTTTGTCGTTTCTCTTTGACGGGCGCGACCATGTTATCGGCATGATCGACAACGGGTCGTCGCTGACGCCGTATGTGGACGGCGTGGCCGGGGCAGCGGTCGCCTATACAAGGTCAGGTTCATTCACGCTCAACATTCTCGCCATGGGCGGATTGTATCGCGTGACGACCCCGTCCTCGTGGTGGGCTGGTCGCGTATATGGTGCGGTTTGCGTCAATCGTGTAATCACGGCTGGCGAAATCGCCTCATTGACGGAGTACCTTACCGGCCTTTACCAGACGACAAAAACAGTCAACTCTCTTGTGGCGACGCGGTGTCAGGCTCCAACCGGAACGGCCGCTATTGCGTTGAACGCGACATGCCGCCGTGAGCATCGGTCACCTGCTGGCTCAGCAATCACGGCGATTCAAACCGTCGATATTGGACTGTATGGGCTAATCAGCCCAACCAATTCGTCTGCCTATACCATCAAGCGTTATATCGAATATCCGGCAGGAACTTTCACGCAGGTAACGTGGTCAAGCTCGGCAACGGTGACTGTTTCGGCCGGTGGCGTCACAACGTCTGACTCCATTTCAATATCAATCCCGGCTGATACCAAGTTTTGGATCAGGACCGTTAATGTTGGCGGCGCTGTCGCGGCGTTCCCCCAGATTGTGTTGCCAGCCAACGCAACAACGCTCGGCGTTGATGATGGCGTGGACGCGACGGATAAGGGAAACAGCGGCACGATTGCCGCGTCCGCGCAAACTAACTTCTTCGGCCCCGCCGCGATCATCGGGACAACAGCAACGTCCGTTCGCAGTTTCTTGCTGGCTGGTGACTCGCTGACTTGGGGCCAAGGCGATATTACGTCCGTAGGCTCTCGCTCTGGCAGCGGGTATATGGCTCGCGCGCTGGACGCGACAGGATACCCATATTGCAAAATGGCCGATCAAGGGCACCGTGCCGCTTTGTGGCGGCAATACAGCCAAAAATATCAGGCATTCCTTGACGCCATTGGGTACACGGACGCAATTTGCCAGATTGGCGTTAACGACCTTTCCAGCGGCTCAAGCACAACGCAACTGACATTCGATCTGTCTTTCATCGCCAACCAGATTGCGCCGCGCACGGAAACGATTGCACAAACGACGCTCACGCCCAAAACATCGTCAAGCGACAGCTGGGCTGTGACCGGCAACCAGACGGCATCGACGACCGGGAACATGGCTGCAATTAACACCATGAACGGGCTTATTCGTACTGGCCTATATGGTTCGCAACGATTGCTGGAAGTTGCCGATGCAGCCATGTCCGCTCGCGATTCTAAACTGTGGGCGCTGACTGGCGTTGCAGGAGCGGTTACGACCGATGGCGTGCATCCGACATCCCTTATGTCGGCTACGATGGGAAGCTCCATTTCATCGTCAGTTTGACCCACCCGCAGCAGGCCGGGTGACGCCTGCTCATTACCCCGCAACCAACCCTTAGAGGGACGATGGCAACTGCACAGGTTAGCGTGCACTGATGGCGAAAGCCATTCTCAGTGACCGTGAATTTGCCGAAATATTTGCAAGCGGTGGTGCCAAAGCCATCATCAAGGCAACCGGCATGATGGAGGCCAATGTCTATCAGCGCCGAAGGGGTATCGAGAAAAAGACCGGCAAGGTTTTGACCGGCCCTTCCGGCGAACGACAGGCTGGCAAGCAACGCCATACATCATACACCCCGCAAGAATACTCCGCGCGAATGAATGCCAGGCTTGGCAATGGCATTGTCCTTGTCGGCTCCGATGCCCATTACTGGCCCGGTCATATCTCGACAGCGCACAAAGCCTTTGTCCAATTCATCAAGGAACTGCGGCCCGATTTCGTTGTCATGAACGGGGACGCCTTGGATGGTGCTGGCATATCACGCCACCCGTCGATTGGCTGGGAAAAGAAACCGTCACTCATAGAGGAGTTAGAGGAAGTCCAAGAGCGAATGCACGAAATTCGCATGGCCTGCAAACGCGGGGCTAGGACAATCTGGACGCTGGGAAATCACGATTGCTTAGACACTGAGACGGAATGTCTGACAAAGCGCGGCTGGATGGCACACGCCGACATTCGCAGCGATGATCAGGTGCTTTCTCTGGACGGAGACAAAGCCGTCTGGACGGGCATTGATGAGATTGTTTCAGGACCGTTCATTGGCGAACTTGTAACCGTCGATAAGACGCGCATGAGCATGGCTATCACGCCTAATCATCGTGTTATGCTTCGCCGTCTGAATTGGCGTTCACAAAAGTACGACATTCAGGAATTTCGCAAGGCAAGCGAACTTCCGTATTCGTTCAATGTGCCAACGGCGGGCAATTCCGAGAATGTTGAATATGGCGGTCTATCTGACGCCAAGATTGGGCTGGCTGGCTGGCTGTTGACGGACGCCCACTACGGAAAGAATGACGCCATCGTTCTTTATCAAAGCAAGGGCGACGGACAGCGCAAAATCGAAACGTTGCTCGAGGCTGTTGGGGTCGAATATCGCATTGCAGACAGGCAACGGGACATTCAGGCCGTTGCTGGCAGGGCGCTTGTGTCGCCGCCTCTCCCAATGCGGGAGTACTATATCGGCGCTGAGCAGGGCCGCAAAATCAAAGAATGGCTGCCGCAACGAGATGTAATGCCCGCATGGGCACATGAACTAAGCTCGAGGCAGTTTGCAATTCTGCTCGAGGCCATCATTGATGGCGATGGCGTCTGGGACGGGAATCCGCAGGACAAAAACTGCGCTGTCGTCTACAAATCTGAGACGTTCCTTTCCAGCCTCCAAGCGATCGCCGTGCAGCACGGGTGGCGGGCACGTCTGGCAATTGACAACCGGGGCGACCCGCGCCTTTGCCTGTCAAAGCATGACAGTTTGCGCCTCGAGACCAAGGACATTGGGAGTCGTCCATATTCAGGGGATGTGTGGTGCCTGCGTGTACCGCTTGGCAATTTCATGGTTCGCCGAAAAGGATGCGCCTACTTCACGGGCAATTCGCGTTTCGAGACCAAGATTGCCAATGTCGCTCCTGAATACGCCAAGGTTCACGGCGTCCACCTGAAAGAC